ACGAGAACGGTTGGGGTGACGCTCATGGTCGGTCCTTACCAGCAAGGGATGTAGCGCGTGGTGCCATTGTCGTCAATCGGAACCCATTTGGTTGGGTTCCCGGTGACTGGCGAGTTGGTCAACGTGGCGGCATTCGCGCCAGCTCCATTGGTCAGGCCCACGCTGCTGTCGATCAGGTTGCCGGTGTTGTTGGTCAAGTCGGCCGTGATGGCAGCGGCGGTGGCAATCGTGACCGCGCCGGCTGCTGGGGTAATGGCGATGTTGGTCCCAGCCGTCAGACTGTTGGCCTCCCAGCGAGCTTGCACCGCGTCGTAGATCAGCACGTTGCCGCTGCTGGGGCTGGCGGCCGACACGTCGTGCAGTTCATCCATTGACTCGCCGGTTTTCATCCGCACGAAGATCGCGCCGTTGTTGGCCGCGTTCGTGATGATGGCAATCGGCAAGTCGAGCGCTGGCGCTGCGGGACGGGTCTTGGTCAACTCGCCCGGGTACGTCGGGTCGAAGTACAGGATGTCACCATCGGCCCACACCTCGGGAACCGTCTTGTTCGCGCCCGTGGTGTTGAAGCCTCGAATGCTGCCGAACCATGCGACGTAGCCAAACTGGTTGTTTGGGATGTTCTGAGTGGCGATGCCCAGCATGTACTGCGCGGCCACGGTTCCGTTGGCCACCGCACGAGCGCACTCGATCTTGGTGCTGCTGCCAACCACGCCGGTGGCCATGACGGCCATGCCTTTGTTGATCTGCACGCCCGAGGTGTTCTTCGGGTGGAAATCAAGCTGCTGGCCGAACTGATAGTTCACGCCGCCGAGCAGGTGCAAGTCCAGCGTGGCGTCGTCGTCGGACCAGAACACCCGCCCAGGAACTGCCTCCGGCACCGGGGCGCTGATGTTGTGGTCCACGTAGTCCGTGGCCACCGAGTTGTTGTTCTCGATGACCGGGGCTGCGGCCAGCATCTCCAGCGCGTTGGCGATGCGGTTCAGCGAGTCCAGCGCTTGAACGGCTTTCTGGTCAGCGTTGCCACTGTCGATGGCTGCCTGTTGGGCCAGCGTCGAGACAGCATCCAGCGCCTCGACAGCCTTTTGGTCAGCGTTGCCGGCCGCGATGGCCAGATCCAGCAGCGTCGTTGGCTCAAGCTGCTGGACGTCAGCGAACAGTCGCTCGAACTGGCGGATCTGCTCGTGGTCCTTCAGGAAGGACGCAAGTTGATCGCGGGTGAGCTTGAGCTGTGACGTGGCCATCGTCAGTACGCCAGCGGTTCAAGCTGGGCCTCCAGACGGACGGGCGAGATGTGGGCGTCAGAATCGCCCTGGAAGCGCTGCACGCGCCAGTTGCGCATGAACCCCTGCCGACGCCACGCCAAGCGCTTGGTGCGGTCCCCAGTAGCCCCGGCGCTGATCCACTGCGGCTGCGACCACGCCATGCCGTCCAGGCTGTAGCTGGTCTGGATCTGCGGGTAGCCGATGACGACATCGTAAGGGTAGACCACCTGATAGGTCTGACTCACGAAGTCCAACACCAAACTTGGCGTGAGGATGTCAAGGATGTTGGCCGGAGTAGTCAGCGGCTGCACCCGGCCCGTCAGCGTGACCAGTTCCAACTCGTTGAAGATGGCGCCGTTGGACTCGTTGTAGACGATCAGCGTGCCAAACTCCCAACGCACCTTCTGGCCCCAGTGAGAGCCGATGTCGCGGTCGGTGTAGCCGATGCTCGTGGACTGCGGATCGCCGACCAGCCACTTGTCGTAGCACCACACGAAGTTGCGAGCGCGGTACTGGCTGAAGCCGACGATGCTGCTGGACAGCGTGAACCACACCGGCTGCTCCATCGCCTGACTGGCCGCCGCGTCGTAGACCACCGTGCGGTCGGGCAGGTGGACGTACAGGTGCTGGTGGTTGCGGTCGTTGCGTGCCTCCAGCTTCACCAGCGCAAGCTGCGCCTCGGTGTAGTTCAGCAGCAGGTAATCGATCTCCTGCGTGCTGATCTTCGTGGCCGTGGCGTTGGCGCCCAGGTAGATGCCTGGCGCCTCGTTGCGGCCGCCGCCGAGGAAGGCGATCTGCTCCAAGTAGACGCAGGACCCCTGCACGCCGATGGCGCCCTTCTGGATCTGCGCACCCGCCACGGTGGCGAACGGGAAGAAGCCGCCGCCGATGTTGTCGAACACCTCGATGGTGTGCCGGTTCAGCGCATAGACCTCGTTGCGCAGTCGGATCAGCGCGTTCACCGGGTCGGGGTCGGCCTCCGAGGCGTCGTAGCTAAACGGGAGCACGACCAGCGGGTTCAGGATGTCGGTAACGACGAGGAACTGGCCGTCAGTGGCCATCCAGTAGCCGTCGATCCAGCACACGTCGATGACGGTGCCGAGTGCCGTGTTCTGCGTCAGCGTCGAGGCGGTCGGGTTCCAGAACCACAGTCTGTTGCCAGAGACAATGCCAAGCAGGTCGAACGAGTAGTCCATGACGACCAACTCGCTGGCCGAGCCACCAACGTCGCCCAGCACCGTGACGACGCCCGTGCTGCTGACCGTCACGAGCTTCGTGCCCATGACGCGGTAGCACACGCCGTTCCAGTTGATGCCGCCTCGGTCGATCCCAGGCCCCGTACCGTTGGCCACCAGCCCGTCGGCCGGGCGCAGATAGCCATTGCTGATGCCGGACGCCACGGGCGTCGGCACGAGGTTCACCGGGTAGGACACCCGCAGATCGGGGCCGTTGTCGGTGTAGATGCCGCTGAGGATCGGGATCTGAGGCATGTCAGCAGTTCCAGGCCTGGTGGGCCTTCTTGACCATTACTTCCCCGACAACGGCTGCGTGGTGATAGCCCGCAGCACGACGACGGCAGCCGCGATGACGCTGCCAACGATAGCATGGCCCCAAGGCGGGATGGGGAGTTGCAGCACGAAGCCTTGCAGCACGCTAAGCACCGCCAGCGCAATGGCAAACCAGACCGTGCGTGACTTCAGCACCTGCGCGATCATGCCCAACCCCTCACCGGGCTCTGCGGGAACACCTGATAGGCCGCCAACTCAGGCGCTTCGGCGTTGTGCCTGACGTTTACATGCCAGCCTTCGACCGGGGCCATCTCAGGCACTTCGCCCTCGTCGGTGGTCAGCATCTTGCCCGTGGGCTTGTAGATCGTGCCGATGACATCCACCGCCGCGTACTTGGGCACCAGCACTGTCTTGACCACATCGTCTTGCACGTTGGTCTGCTCGGTGAACAGCGCCGCGTTGGCCTCGGCTTTGTCGTTAAATTTCAGGAAGGTATCGTGGTACATGGGCTCTCCTTAAGCGGTGATGGTCTGCAACTCGGCATTGCTCAGGCGGCGGGGGTAGTAGGTGATGCGGCGGAGGTAGCCGCTCAACGGCGTTGCGCCACCACGAGAACCAAGCAACATCTGTGTAAAAGCTGACGAAACCGTGCCTGCGGCATCAACAGACGGTGCTGCACCGTTCACGGTAAACGCAAAGTCATTCGCCGCAAAAGCAAATGCGTTTTTTACAACAGACGTCGATGATGTGCCTTGTGTAAGACTTGCCTGAGCAACACCACCATCAACCGTAGCGGCGTTGTACGCAGTTGCCGTTTGTCCGACTGTCGCTCTATTTGTCGTTCCACTACCTGTATCCACAAAAGCAACAGCAACTTGCGACACTGATGGGGATGTTGTTTGGTATTCAGCGTAAATAGTGCCGTTCGTAGAGTTATACCAAGGGCTCAGCGTATTCACTGAAGCCACATCGGCTGCACGGGTCAGCGCGGTGGTCGTGGTGGGGATGACGGAGGTGGCAAACGCGCCGAGTTCTAGCTGGGGCAGGCCGATGCGTAGGGTGATGTCGATGGCTGCGCCGGTCAGTAGCAGGTTAAATCCCGGCAGCAAAAATGCTGTCGTCGCTTGGTTCAGAGTTCTGATTACGGATGCACGCTGAGTGTTTAACGCGGCGGAAGTGGGGTTGGTAATTCCGATATTTTGTTCTGCCAAATAACTGCCGCCACTGTTGTTTTCTTGGAAATACAAACGGACTGATGTGATACCAGTCAAAGACCCCGCTTGCAGTTTGAAGTAAGCGGAGTTTGTCCACGTTTGCCCGTTTAGGGCCGCAACTTGAGTGGCGGTTTCGGTTAAGAATAAATAAGTACCGGACGCGCTTGGGGTGCCGCTCAGTCGAACATCGATGTAAGTAATTCCACTTTCAGTGCCGGTTCCAACAATTTCTCGCGTCAGCCCTGTCAGCGAAGTAGACGCACTCCAATTCGTCGGCAACGTCCCCGGCGTCCCAGCCACCGCACCCACCATCGTGTTGTTGCGGATGCTGTTCGTCCTCGCCTCCTCAATCAGCAGCCCCTGAGCCGCCAGCGTGTCGGGGTCGTAGTCGAAGCGGGGGACGTCGATGGCTGCGGATTGCAGGACGCCGGCAGAGTCGAAGTACGTGGCCGTGCTGGCACGGGTGAAGGTGATGATGTCACCGAAGGCTTTTGAGACGAGGGCCATGTCTTACTCCCAGATGGCGTACTGCACGCCGATCTGATAGGTCTGCGATGCGAAGTTCAAATCCAGCGACGGGCCGGTGTTGGGCAGGTCGCTGACGACACCAGCAAACACCAGATCCAGCGTCGCGCCTGGCTGATTGAAAGGGTTGTTGCCGCCAGCACCGCCACCTTCGCTGCGGTTGCGGCTGCGGTCGCGTGTCAGCGGGAACGTCATCTCAGTACCCTTCGCCCGGCATCACGTGCAGCGAGGTCGTGGTGGCCGCGTAGTAGGCCACCCACTGGTAATCGCGCGGCTTGGTGATCGTCACCTGCATGCCGGCCGGGATCGGGTAGTCGGTCGTTCCAGCCACCACCGTGTTGTCCTCGCCGCAGTGAACGTAGGCGGTGTATGCGCCCAGGTTCGTCAGGCACAGCGTCTGCGTCGTGCCGCCGATCTTGCTGTTGGCCGAGGTCGAGCCGGGAGCGACAGTAACGCCAGCGCCGTAGCTCGGTGCGAAAGGTGCGTTTTGGTGAGCCATGATGCGGTCCTTAAACGACGCGATACCACGAGTTCGTGGCTTGGTAGAAGCGAATCCTGAATGGGGTGGCTACCGTCAGCGAGCCGCCCGAGGTGACGCCATACAGGGCAGCCGCACCGTTCAGGCCGATGTTCAGCGCGGTGATGGTCTGCGTGGATGTGACCAGCACTTCGGTGCCGTCCGGCGTGCTGGTGTTCAGAGGCAGCGTCAGCGTGCCACTGGCCAGCGTGCCGGCAGGCTGAAGCAGCACCCACTGAGCCTGCGAGACAGGCGTCTGAACGGCGATGCTGAAGCCCGTGGTCGGGACGTACAGGTTGGTGCTGACCGTCGGAGCAGCAAACTGCTGCTGGAACAGTTGCAGCAGCGCGCCGATGGACATGCGCCGCGCATCGCCGTTGTTGGGTGAGTAGACCGGGATCTGATCACCGCTGTTGGGCGAAGACAGCACCGCAAGCTGATTGATGGTAGGCATGTCAGTTGTACTCCAGCACGCCATCCTGGCCGGACAGCACACGGTCCACAGGCGGACGCAGGAAAGGATCGTCGTACACGCGCCACGGCTTGTTGCCAGCGCCAGACGGCATCGACCCAGGCAGTTGTTGCTGCGGCGGCAGCGTGGCCCGCGACAGCAGCGTGTTGTAGGCGTTCTTGGCCGTGGCCATCGTCATCGGCATGACCTGTTTGCCGTAGCTCGGGGCCAGCCGCATTGCCAAGTTGGTGATGATGGCCTCGTTGGCGCTGTCGGGCACCTCGGACGGCGAGTTGATGTCGCTGTCCTGAGGGGATCCAGGAATTGGATACCCCAGCCGAATACCCTTGCCGTTCCAGTCGGCCATCATGGCGTCAAGGCGACGCAGCGCCGACTCCAGATCCTGCGGCTGGAGGTCGAAGACGTAACTCGCCAGCCCGATTTCCTCGAAGGCTGCGGTCACGAATTGGCGCTTGCTGTAGCCCATTTAGGCCTCCTTCATCGCCTCGTTGATGCGCTCCAGTAGACGCTCGTCGCTGGTGCTGGCGCGGAACCTGACGCCGAGTTTAACCGCTTGCTGCTCCAGTTCGGCACGAGTCGGCGGTGTGTTGTCGTCAGGCACCTCGGCCGGTGCCGCAACAGCCGCAGGTTTGCCCGACAGCACCGTTTCGCGCCGTTTGGCCGCCTTAGCCAGTGACGCTTCACGCTCGCGTTTGGCCTGGGCCTTGACCTTGGCGTCGTGCGCCTTGCGTTTGCGCCAATCAGCGCGGGGCCGGTTGAGCTTGGCGTCGTCGCCAGCCGCCTCAACGGCCTCTTTCAGCGTCATGTGCCACCCATCGGCCAGCAGCGCGTCCAGCGCAACCTGATCGGCCGCCGAGGTCAGCTTGTAGCGGTAGCCCTTGCTGACGTAGTTGCCTGGGGACTGGTAGACGTGGATGGGGAATTCGGTCATTTCTTCTTTGCGGTCTTGGCCGCAGCCTTGAACGCTGCTGCCGTGGGGGCGCCCTTAGCGCCAGGCTTGCGCATTTTTTCGCCAGAGCCCTCAGCGATGCGCTTGCGCTTAGCTGCGATGTTACTGTAGAGCCCGGGCTTCACTTCATGCCCTTTTTCATGGGGGCCTTGCTCGGCTTGCCAGCCTTCTTGGCCGCCGCGCGCGCAGTGTTCAGCGCCACCGCGACGGCTTGCTTCTGCGGCATGTCAGATTTCATCTCTTTGGAGATGTTCTTGCTGATCGACTTTTGGCTGTAGCCTTTGGTCAGCGGCATATCAAACTCCAGATGTGAAAAAGCGGGCGGCAGCTTGTGACTACCGCCCGCTACTCTGCGTGTTTAATTATTGGTTAAACACAAGGCACCCCACCATTTCGGGATTCGTGCAGACCACGCCGAACAGCGTGTCCAGACGATACTTGATCGTCATGGAATCGATGTCGTAGAACTTCTGCATGACCAGCTCGATGCCCTGATCGGTGCTGGCGCGCATGATCGCAGCGCCTGCATCGCTCGGGACAGCGTAACGGCCGGGCAGCAGTTCCATCGCCGACTTGTGCCAGAACGGGTTGATCGAGGTCGCAGCGGTGTTCAAGAAGTTGATCGACGCGCTAGCAGAGGTGCTGGCCACGTTGATGTTCTTGTACTGCAACTCAGCGTCCGTCGGCGTGCTGTTCGCACCGATCATCGGGGGGCTGATGCGGATCTGCGCAGCGCCCAGGCTCGGGTCAGACGTCGGGGTGTCGATCACGCGGAAGGTCTTCAGTTGGCCCGTAGACTGCTTCGTGATGTGATGAACGGCCTCGATGCCGGCGATCTCGAACATATCGCCCGGGACGATGCCGGAGACAGACGAGATGGTCACGACCTGATAGCGGTTGTCCACGTTGATCTGGCCGCCGACTGCCGTCGAGGTGGCCTGAGGAACGTAGCGAACCTGGGCGCCGTTCGTGGCGATGGTCGGCGTCACAGCGTTGGCAGCGCAACGCAGCGAGTAGTCCATCTTGAACGTGTCGAAGTTCGCCACCATGCCGACGTAGCTGCGCTCGTAGGCCCGGTTGGACTTGTCACCCGAGAACGAACGGCCGTTGCCAAACAGACCCGAGACGTTGCCGCCTGCGAGGTTGCCAGCCAGACCGTTGTAATCGCGGGACGACAGCGCCAGCGCACGGTCCTCCATCGGGACGCCTTGCTCGTTCATGATGGAGTCGCAAGCCGCCACGTCGTCGTAGGTGCCCGCCGCAGCAGAAATCGGCACCACCAGCGTGCCCTGCTGAGACGCGACGTTCAGCATGGCGACGTTGATGTCGGACGCCAGCTTCTGCTTGGCCGACGCGCCCAGACGACCTTCTTGCAGCGCGTCGCGCAGTTGCAGGGTGGTCATCGTCCAGGGAACGGTCTTGCTGAAGCCCAGCGTTGCCGGGACGGCCAACTGGGTCATGTCCTGGTAGCCAGAGATGGCGGTGCCAGGGGTGCTGTTGATCGACTGAGCGATGTACGGCATCGGACGCCAGATGGTGTCGCGTGCGCGTTCCATCATCGTGCCGTCAGTGCGGTACACGTTGACGTTCTTGGATAGGACGAGTGCGTCTTGGAAGCCTGCGAGCAGGTCCTCGAATGCGACCCTTTCTTCCTTTGAGAAGGAGTTTGCCATTTTGACTACCTTTTAAGGTTTGCTGCTGACTTTCAGCAGCGGATTGACTGGGGGTATCTTGCTACTACTCAGCCAATCAAAGCCGGCCGGCCGCTTGCGTTTGGTTCACTGCCCGTAGGGTGGGCGAATCCAGATGGGGCGAATATACCAAAGTTATCCGCCCCAGTGTCAAGTCATCGTTTCGCTGCCTGCTTTTCGCGCAGTTGGTTGCGGTAGCGAATCACTTTCGTCATGTCCCCGGTCTTCTCAGCCTCGGCCCGCAGTCGCTCCAGCGTGGAGTCCACAGTGCCGCTGATCGGTGCGCTGCTACCGGTGATAGCACGCTCGGGTGCGGGAGGACGTTTGGCGGGGTTGACTTTCAATTGAGCCTCCATCTTGGCAACAGCGAACGCAAATTTCACGGGGTCACTGATGGTCGCGAGTTCCTTGGCCTTCTTCGGATTCTTGCCAAGCGCATACACGACCAGCGCTGCGTTGTCGGCGCCTTGCAACAGCACGCCCTGCTGGACGGTGTTGAGCGACTCCTGCACCGTGGCCTCGGCGTCCTCGTAATCCTTGACCCGCAGGTCAGCCTTGGCCTTGGCGTAGCCGTCCAGCTTGTCCTGCCAGGCTTTGCGCTGCGTTTCGACCTGGGCCTCGGCCTGTCGGCGTGCGGCCTCCACCGTGTCCTTCTGCCGATACCACGCCTCAAGCGCAGTCTCGTACTTGTCGGTGTCGTAGTCGTGGTCTTCGAGCTTAGGCTTGGCGCCGAGCGTCGGGACGGCGGCTGGCGCAGTGACCCGGGCCGACTGCTCCTCGTACTCGCGCACCTTGCGCTGTAGCTCGCGGTGGCTCTTGCGAAGCTCACGCACCCATTCGGGTGCTCGCTCAGGTTCCTCGGCCGGTGCCTCGTCACCGATGGTGACGACCACCTCGTCAGGCTCGACTTCGGCCTCTGGTGTTGCTTCTGGCTCCTCTGTCAGTTCCTCGTCAGGTTGCTGGCTCTCCAGTTCGTCGAGTGCAGGGGTCTCGCTGGAGCCGTCGGGTTGTGTGACTTCAATCTCTGGTGGCATGGTTCACCTTCATCTCACGCATTGACGGCTGCGCGGTGGCCGTTGCCGGTCATCCGGCGGATTCAGAGCACAGGTCGCGGAGGTGTTTCCGGGTTGCGCTGTGCTGTAACGGTGTCAA